AGCTGCGGCGGTCTGGTTTATTTTAGGAGGCTCGACATGAGCGTTAAGACAGCCACGCTGGACGCAAACAGCGAGACGTTTGAGATGTCTGTTCCGTTTGGCGGACATGGCATGTGCACGATGGATATCACGGGCACAATCACAGTCACTTGGACCGTAAAGGCTCCGGGTGGTTCTACCGCTGTTCCGGTTCTCACTTCAAGCGGTGACGCGGCAGCCTATACGACAAGCCAGACATTCTTTGCGCAAGGCCCTGGTGAATACATCGCAACCGCTTCAGGTGTATCAGGTGGCACATGCGACCTTGAGGCATCGACAGGGAAAGCCTGATGAACACGATAGCATCCTCCCAGAAGAACCGCCGTGAGCGTATAGCTGATGCTATGCGGATCGAGTGGAAGGGTTTTGTGGATACCTACTCAGTGGATCTTTGGATTCACCTGAACGATTGCTTGCAGCACATCCGCGAGTATGGCCCGTATTCGGGGCGAGAGATTGCCCAAATCTATTTCGGCGGCAGTAAACACACACTCACTTTAACTGATCTTGAAAACTTGTGCGGACTGGTCCGCCGTTCCTATCATGCACAGCAAGAAGCAAAGGCGGCGCGGCAATGACCGGACGCCCGCCGCTCTACAGTGACCCTCTTGTCATGGAAGCCAAGATTGATCAGTACTTTGATAAAATCGAGGCGGAAGGTGATATTCCGACGATTGCAGAGCTTGCTTATGAGCTTGGCTTTTGTGAGCGTGGCGCGCTCCTGTATTACGAGAAGAAGCCCGAATTTTCCCGCACGGTAAAGAAAGCGAGGCTTCGGGTTGAGAAAGATCGGGTCAAGCGCCTGGTTAAATCTGGCTCCCCAACTGCGGGTCTAATCTTCGATCTGGTCAACAATCACGGGTATAAAAACCCGCAGCATGTGAAGCACTCCGGCGACGAAGACAAAGACGCCAAGCCGATCAAGGTTCAACAGGTGGTATTAGCTGCCCCTGATATGGCCTTACCTGAAAGCGATGACGACTGAACACCGCATAGAGCTTCCCCCGAAGCTCCTTCCGGTATTTTCAGGTAAAGCTCGCTACCGTGGCGCATACGGTGGGCGGGGCTCTGGTAAGACACGCAGCTTCGCAAAGATGGCTGCCGTTCAGGGCCTGATCGCTGCGAGCAACGGCACGAGTGGAATTATCCTCTGTGCTCGTGAGTATATGAATAGCCTTGATGATTCATCGATGGCAGAGGTGAAGGCCGCGATTGAGTCGGACGAGTGGCTGACGAGCAATTACGAGATCGGTGAAAAGTATATCCGCACGGGTGACCACTTACCGGGCCGAGTTGACTTCAAGTTTGCTGGTCTGAACCGCAACCTGGATAGCTTGAAGTCGAAAGCGAAGATTATCCTGTGCTGGGTGGATGAGGCCGAGCCAGTTATCGAAACGGCATGGGTGAAGCTCATACCTACGGTGCGTGAGCATGACTCTGAAATCTGGGTGACATGGAACCCGGAAGCGAAGCGAAGCGCGACACACCAGCGCTTTAGGCTGAACGCCACTGAGGACATGAAGATCGTAGAGCTGAGCTGGCGAGACAATCCTTGGTTCCCGCAAGTGCTTGACCAAGAGCGCAGACGAGACAAGAAAGCGCGCCCTGAACAGTATGGTCACATCTGGGAGGGTGACTTTGCGACGGTTATCGAGGGGGCATATTATGCAGAACAGCTCGCACTCGCTGAACGCAACGGGCGGATTGCCAAACTCAAGCCTGACCAGCTCTTACCGATTTACACCTATCACGATATAGGCGGGTCGGGCCGAAACGCAGACGCTTACGCTATCTGGGTTTGTCAGTTTGTCGATGATGAAATCCGTCTGCTCGCGCATTACGAAGCACAAGGACAATCGCTCAAGTATCATGTCAGATGGCTTAGACGCTGGTGCGAAGAGCGAGACTTTAACCGAGTGGTTGTTCGGTTACCACATGACGGGGTGTCAGAGGGACAGGGCGTCACGGGACTAAGGTATCAGGACCATTGGTCAGAGGCGTCAGATACACGCTTTGAGTTTGATGTGGACGTTATCCCGAACATGGGTAAGGGCGCGGCAATGCAGCGGATCGAGGCGGCTCGGCGCTTATTCCTTCGCATGTCGTTTGACAAAGAGCAGACAGAGGCGGGCCGGGAAGCGCTCGCACACTATCACGAGAAGATTGATGAGCAGCGCGGGCTTGGTATGGGGCCGCTTCATGACTGGTCATCTCACACGGCGGATGCATTCGGCCTGATGGCTGTTGACTACTCGCCGCCACAACGAACCGCACTTGAACTAGAGGTTGAAGACTTTGGATATGTATGAGTCAGAACCCGAAAAGGGCGAAGACGAGAACCCACAAACAGAGCGCTTTGAAGGGCTCAAGATCAGTGAAGTTGAGCTTCTGTCTGCATTGAAGGCGGAGCGGCTTAACTCAATTGGTTTTGAGGACAATGGCGACATTGAAGAACAGCGCGAGAAGGCTCTTGAGTACATCAAGGGCGAGATGACTGATGTTCCGGCTCGTAAGAACCGTTCTTCTGTTGTGGCGTCTGATGTGGCTGATGCGATCGAAACGGCGATGCCGGACCTGATGGAGATCTTCACAGGCGGCGAAGACGTAGGCACGTTCAAGCCACAGGGTCCAGAAGACGAAGAGCAGAGCAAGCTTGAAACCGATTACGTCAATGAGGTGATATTTGACCAGAACCCCGGCTTTATGGTGCTTGAGACCGCCTTGCGCGACGCGTTGGAAATCAAGACGGGGCTTATCAAGTTTCATTGGGCAGACGGTGAAACGTCAGAAGAGTCTTATGAGGGCAAGACAGCTGAAGAGCTGATGCTTGCCGCTGAGAGTGCAGAGATTGACGAGGTTGAAGAGGTAGAGGGGCCGGACGGTGTGCCTCTGTTTAACTTCACGGCTCGGATGCAAGAGCCTGGAAAGTGCTGCATTGAAGCCGTTGACCCGCAAAACTTCGGTGTTTCGGCCGATACGGTTCTAATCGAAGACACGCCATATTGTGTTGAGCGGTCATTCCCTCGCGCTTTCGAGCTGATCGATGAGGGTTATGATGAAGACATGGTTCAGATGCTCGCGCCTAGTGCGGAAGCAGAAGACGATGAGCAGGCCCGCGCTCGTGACACAGTAGACGAGACAGACGACAGCCACGGGATTTACACGGACACACGCCGCACGGTTGAGGTTCATACGCACACGATCCGCATTGACGGGGACCAGGACGGACAAACAGAGCTTTGGTGTGTTGTCACGGACTCTGAAGAGTCGCTTATACTGGATGCCTATAAAAAGAACCGCGTTGGCTATGCTTCGGGCTCGCCTTATCGCCGCGCTCATAGGTTCTATGGGTTCTCACTGGCGGATAAGCTGATCGAGGTTCAGAAGATCAAGACAAGCCTTATGCGGATGCTGTTAGACAACGGCTATTTCGCATTGAATCAGCGGATGGAAGTTGCCGAGACCAAGGCGAGTAAGAACACAATTGCGGATCTGCTTCGCAATGAGCCTGGTTTGCCTGTACGCTCCAAGACGGGTGACGCTGTGCGGCCTATCAGTGCGGGCGGCATCAATTGGGACATTACCGGGGCGCTTGAATACTTCTCTACGGTCGCAGAACAGCGCACGGGCATTGCTCGAAACGCTCAAGGTCTGAACCCTGACACGCTTCACGACACGGCTAAGGGCGCTATGGCGCTTATGAATGCCGCTCAAAGACGTTTGCGCATGATTGCGCGGGTTTTGGCCGAAACGCTCCTTAAGGGGCTGTTTGTGGGCGTTCACGGCGAAATTAGAGACCATGCGAGCCAAGCGATGCAGGCGCGGGTAAATGGCAAGTGGATGGCAATTGATCCGACGAGCTGGGGCAACCGGGCGGATATGACGATTGAAGTGGGCGTTGGCTCTGGTGGTCGTGAAATGGAAGTTGCCGCGATTATGCAGGTGATCGAGCTTCAGAAAGAGGCTCTTGAAGCGCAGGCTGCGGGGATAATTGGTGCGCCTATGGTGTCGCCTGAGAATCTTTATGCGTCAGCAAGCCGATTGATTGAGCGCTTGGGGCTTAAGGCTCCTGAACGGTATTTCACTGACCCGGCAGAGGCTGCGCAACAGATGCAGGGGCAGCAAGAGGGCCCGAGCCCTGAAGAGCAATCGGCCATGATGGAAATGGAGATGAAGCAACAGGCTCAACAGGCGGATATTCAGCTTCAGCAGGCCAAGGCGCAAGCAGATGCGCAGGCGGCGCGTGAGAAGAATGCTTTGGATATTCAGTTAGCGCAGGAAAAAGCGCAGGCTGAGTTGCAATTGGCACGTGAGCGCATGGCGGCAGAGATGCAGCTAGCGCGAGAAAAGGCGATTATGGAGGCTCAAATCAAGGCCGAGACGGCAGCGAATGCGAACCTGACGGATAACCGACCAGGTGGGAGCCTTGCACAGTGAGCGAGACCCAGCGCAGAGCGCGCAAAGCGAAACATGAGCTAGAGCTGACGGCGGAAGCGTTCACGGCGCTTCGCATCCGGCACATCAAGGATATTTTGGCCGCCACGAGCCCAGT